TATTTGAACAACTATCCAAATTCCATATTATTTTCATTTTATTCCTCTTCTATTGTTTTGAACATTTTTCTTAGTTTTACCATTTTTGCATCTAACTCTGTCCATTCGTCTAATCCTTTGATGATGTTTTTTTTGACATCTCTATCCAACAATATAACAAATTTTTTATTTCTTATAAGCAAATTTCAGGTTTGATCGGAAATGACGACTATAATTTCTTAAAATAAGCTCGGAGTTTTGGTTTGAGGGCAAGATAATCAAGACCCAGTTCTGGATGATTACACATCATTACAAGAATAAATATCTCATCTGCAATTTTTTTGTGATCTTTCATTCTAAATTCTCCTCCAATGCCTTGTAGATTGCAATTTCAGCTTGTTTCTTTGTTCTAAACCGTGCAAAGTCCAAGACTCCGCATGCCTCCCAGTGGTGTCCATCTTCTCGGGTAAAGTCCAAGGAATGATTTAGTCTGACCAGGCCAATTCTACCATTTTTGTTTTCATAGTGATAGTGCCATTTTCCAATAAATGAGCGTCTCATGAATTTGTGCAAGGGAAAGTCTTTTGGAAGTTTTGAGAAATCCATCCAAACCCTGTGAATCTCTTTGGTCTTTTTCATAATTTTCTAAAACCCAGTATTTGTTTAAGAATACATTCAATAATTTTTGAACGTTAATTTTAATACCAAAATAATTTTAAAAATATTATTGGCTTTAATTTTTAATAATAAATCCTGGCACTACAAACTAGTAGTGTACTGCTTTACTCCAGAGTTTTTCATGGAACATGATGGACTAGACTTTGAAGCCATGGATGCCCAGCCTAGTGATTTGCCAGACTATGAAATTATTTACAAAACAAAACCAAAGACTGTAAATTTATGTCCATATGCCCGAGCAGTAGTTGCAGGGATAATCACTGCACCCTTTGTTTATCTCTGGAGAAAATATCCGCACAAGCCAAAACCCAAAAGAACACATGCACAAATTATGAAAAACATGGAGAGACGTTCCTTGATTATTCGCGTTCTAGCTGGGGGTGTAAATATTTCACTGGGGTTGAAAAATATTATTTTTGATGGCGGATACATGGGACTGGTTACAGGAATAATTCAGATATCAATCGGGCTTGTTCTTATGACTGCTCAAATGTGGGCACCGCAACTTTTACGGTGGATGATAAAACACTGGCCCAAAGTAAAATGGAATAGAGAAAAAAAAATACCGCAAAACAAAGAACCAAAAAAGCCATCAAATATTACAAAGAAAATTTGTGAGACACACGATATTATCTGCCCACCTATCTGGTTTGTTGATATGGGAAATTCAGAAAATCTAAAATAATTCCGTATCAGACGATTTGGGTTTCAAGTGCTTATTGACTCGTAGTCCTCTTTGGGGTTTCACATGCTTGGTGACTCGTTCGGTTTGCATGGGTTTCAAATTATCGTTGACTCATACCACTTTATTGGTTTTCAATTTCTATTTGATTCGTATGCCCAATATGGTTTTCATTTTCTGACTGACTCGTGTGATTTCAATGGGGTTCATGTTCAAGATGACTCGAACTGTAAACATGGATTTCAGAGTTATTGTGATCTCGTATCCATAACTTGGGTTTCAACAAATTCCTGACTCGTAGGTCTTTGATGGGTTTCCTAACTACAATGACTCGTACCTTGCATGTGGGTTTCAACCGTTCAATGACTCGTATCTATTTTTTTGGTTTCAAAAGCCCCCTGACTCGCAGTAATTAGTTTGGTTTCACAACTATGGTGGCTCGCTTGCTTATAATGGGTTTCAAATAGTACTGACTCGTAATCATACTGTGGGTTTCTCACATTTCGTGACTTTTGGTTTCTTCTGGATAACTATGTAGATAACTTTTTGGTTTTCTCATCTAATTTGTCTTTTGCATATTGAGCCTGCTTGATACCTTGAAAAAACATATCCATGATTCCCTGCGGATATTTTTCTGGGAATAGTATCATGTCTTCAAGCTTGTCATATGCAAGCCAGTGTCCCTCTATTGCCTCTTCTCTTGTTTTGTATCTAGCTTGAAATCCTAGCCATGAGCCGTCTTGCACATTTTGAATCATTGTCTCAAGAAAGTACAGCTCGTCTTGATTGGGATTGGTAAAATCACTTATCTCAAAAAGGTTTGGAGAATTCATTGGCATCTCAAGGTCTGTCGTGTAGATTCTGTAGATGTCTTTGTTTGAGATAATCTGCCATTTGCCCTCATGATGTAGCTTGCCACACTTTCTGCAAACTCCCGTCTTGCCGTATTTGGGGTCTTTGGCAACCCAGACAGAATACTCATTCATCATCTCAACAAATGTTGATGTTGTCATACAGCAAGAGCATCGAAATGCTATCCTCTTTTTCCATTTCTCCTCAAAGTTTGATGTCATTGTTCTCACAGTATGCTGCTATTAGCGCTTGGATAAATCGCCCTGTCTTTTCAGTATCATCGTAATCATTTACAGTACCAATCAGATGGGGATACTGCATCATTTTGAGTAATAGTGGCTCTTTGATAATTTCTTCATTGTCTCGGAAAATATAGATCATTGGCTTGCCTATCTCCATTGCATACCGCCATTCCTGTACTGCTCTGATATCTGCAAACCAGTTCTTGTTTATCATAAACAGTGCAAAGCCTGTAGCATCCAGTGCATCAAGAGCACCTTCAGGATCATTCTCAAAGTCACCAGATGTCTTGATGGAGAGATGATGTTTTTTGTCCTCACTCATATTTTTTCAACTTCCTTTTCATAAATTCCGTCATTGTCTGCTCTGTGGTGATGCCAATCCTTATGATCTTTGCAGTATCCTCCATTGCAAATTTTACATCTAATCTCAGGTTCTATGTTACATCCCATTATTCCACAACACAATCCCTGCAGTGATAACTTACCCCATTCAAGTCCAAGTCTTGCCAGTTCTTGTGGGTCTAGCTCATTTAGGGGCTGAGTCTTGTTGCCAAGAAATACCTCAAGGTCTGGATTTATTTTTCTGATGTTCTCAGCTATAATGTCGACAGCATCGTCTCGTATCTTTTTCATTGTATGCTCCACGCCTTTGGTGAGAGATGATTCTCTTTGATATAATTGTCAGTGTCTACCTTGAAATTAAGAAATCCTGGAATCTCATCAATCTTTGGTAATCTGATTAGCAGTACAATTTTCTTGTTGTGGTTTGAAATGCCTAAAACTCCCTCATCATCGTAAATCTTTTTCATTGTCTCGTTTCTCAGTCTGACTAGATACTCGAATCTATGCTTGCCCCCGTTGTGTATTGCAATGTCAAGACCTAGGGTGCCATTGTTAATTGATATCTGATCCTCAATGTCAATTTCCATACCATTCCATTGTTTCAAAAATGGATAGTGTGTCTTGTCATCATCTTCAATACAGAGTATCTTTTGTTTTAGAAATGAATTGTATAAAATTAGAGTTCTATGAGAATAGTGAGGTGCATCATTAGGATCATATGATATTCCAGCTTCTGGATATTTTCTGATTTCCTCAGGTAGTTCTTTGCGGTTTTTGCGTGAGATGTGTCTAGCCAAGTAACAAACTCCCAATAAGATACAATTCCATTCCGCCAACGAAAAGCCAAACTTTTTTCTCCCAGGGGTATCTAATCATTTGTCTGTAAATGCCTCTACGACACTGTGACCTAAAAGTTGCTTGGCATACGGCTCTGTTGTTTCAAGTCCCTGTTGTCTGCGCCATGTCTGCCAGACATGTGCCAGGAATATCTTTGAGACTTTTCTCATTGCCCTATTATGCAAGTGACCGTCATTAAAGTACGTCTTACCTTTCTCTGTTTTCTTTGTTGGATGTTTGCGGTGCTCTTCTGCTTTAATTTTATCATATAGTTTACGATACTTTGATTTTGCAGCTGATTGTTTGACAAATGAATTGGCAGCTTTCCATGCAAGAACTTTGAGTCTGTCATTCCAGTTTGACTGATATCCTGACATTCTCTTTTGTAGGATGGTTCTTGTTTTTCCTTTACAAATGGGACATGTCTCATGCGGATGTAGTTTCTTTGCTACTTTTCCAGTGTCATACTTTACATCAACTGATGTTGGTTTTTTACATTCATCGCAGTAACGATTCATTCCATATCCTGAATACTGCCACAAACTGCTAACGTGATCAAACTTTTCAATGTCATCAATGTATGCGATTAGTCCAGCAGCTAGCAGCGGTCCAATCCCCTGAATCTTTTGTAGATATTGGTTGTATAGTGCATGGTTTTTGAGTTGTCGCACTATCAACTTTTCAATGTCTTTCTCAAAATTTTGTGCATTCTCAAAAATTGTAGTTATACCATAAACTGAGAGGTCCTCTGCAGTCAACGAGTTTTCTCTTTCAGAGGATCCTATTCTTAGCTGAGTCTGTATTCTTTGTCCCTGAAAATCATAATAGATATCAACTAAATTTCTAAGCAAAAAGTGTGGTATCTCTTCTGTATCTTTGAATGGAATTGGTACGTTTTTTTTCTTTGCATCTTTTTTTACAATTGGTTTCTTTTTGACAACTTTCTTTACTGTCTTTTTGATGGGCTTGCCAACCTTTGTATTTGAGACCTTGCTCTTTGAAATCTTTTTCTTTACTGTTTTCTTTACTACCTTTTTGATGGTAGCCTTTCTTCTACTCGGTAATGTTGCCTTTTTCAAGATTCAATCCTACTTTGGGTGCTGCAATGTCAATGATGTAATGATAGATTCCTCGCATGGCATACGTGTCTCTTTTTTCTGCCATCTCTTTTACTTTGCCTGATTTTTTTAACACATCACCTAGCTTTACCATCTCATCAACTGTAATGTTATTTTCATAATAAATGCGGAAAAGATTTCGCATCAAGGTATAATGGTAAAATAAAGAATCAGGGTTTGTTGCAATTTGTTGTAAAATTGGAATAAATTGGTTTACTATCTTTGTATCTCTAGATATTATTGATTTGATAAAGTCGTCAATTTGTAATGGTCTAATTGATCTGATTGATGTTGACTTTGCATAGTGCAGACAATTAATTATGGTTGCAAACCTTATCATTCCACCACCTCTGTAATGGTCACAATTTTTTCTCAAGTCATTAAAGAATGTGATTTTTCCAGTGTCAAGTGCTTTTAGATGGTCAGCTAGTGTCAGTGGTTTGCCCAGGTTTAACCGTCTGTAAATTTCTCGCTGGTTTCCTCCCTTGTAAACAAACAGTATCAAATCATAATTTGCCAGTCCCATCTCATCTCTTGCATATCGCAACCCTTCAATTCTGTGCTGTCCATCAAGGACATCATACTTTGCAGAACCAGATCCTAGAACTACACGCAATACATTATCAGTAAATTTGTTATCCATTATAGCGTGTGCTATCATGTGGGTTTTCCTAGTTGAGACCTTTCGCTCAAATGCTGCAAAATGAAAGTATTCTTCTATCTTTGATAAATCGAAATCTTTCAGTACTACAGTTTGGGCCTCAGGTGGCATGTAAACTGTTTTAGACAAGTATGATAATATTCAAAAAACATTATATTAAAAGTTAGATTCAATTATTTTTGTACCTAAATCTCTTGTTGACTCTGATTTTTGAGATCTCAAATCCTTGAGGATCATACTTTGTCTTTCCTATCATACAATAGATGATACTCATGACTGAATCTCGTGGATGATTCCATTCTTTTTTTGCCTTTTGTCTGGGGTCTTCTTTAATAATTTCTTCATTGTCCTTATCCAGGTCCTTTCGTGTTGTATCACAAAAGTCATCAAGCAAAAAGTCACACTCCCAGTCATTTTTCATTGGAATGATAAACTGTGATACTGGTTTGTTATTCTCATCAGGTACTGTACTTCCAATAAAGTCCACAAAGTTTTGAATTATCTGGGATTTATCGACTGAATAGTATTCTTTTTTCTCCCCTACAGTTGGCGCATCAATTATGTCTTGACTCTTGTGTCGCATAGTCTCCTGTGTGATACTCCCCGATGTCCAACAACCCTTTACCTTGCCACGGCCCAATCCGTTAATTTTTTCCCCAAATGAGGTATATCCCCCATTTTGCATCAGAGTTACCTTGTCTTTCCCATATCCCAAATCAGCTACACAGAAATCGCAAC